GTTTGGCCCACTGCTTTGGACTCCGCCTATTACTCACCACATCCGTTTGCCTGCAAAAGGTGAGGCTGCTGGTGTAGATTGCGAAGTTATCTTCTTAGCACTAGACCAACCTAAAGATGTGCGTAAGTTGCTGTCGTTAGAGCTGACTGGTGCGTGGGTAAACGAGGCACGTGAGCTACCAAAGGCTGTAATTGATGGGCTTACACACAGGGTAGGCCGTTATCCTACTAAACGTGATGGTGGTGCTACATGGCATGGCGTATTCATGGACACCAACCCTATGGATGACGACCATTGGTGGCATAGGGTAGCTGAGAAAGAGAAAGTAACTGGCGCATACGCTTGGAAATTCTTTAATCAGCCCGGTGGCGTGATAGAAGTTGACCCATCTGACTTGCCTGACAATCCTGAAGCCAATGACCACATCTTTGCCTCTGGTCGCTGGTGGAAAATCAATCCTAAAGCAGAGAACTTAAACAATCTGCCTGCTGGTTACTACCCACAAATGCTTGGTGGTAAGAACTTAGACTGGATTCGTTGCTATGCCGAGGGTAAGTATACCTATGTGCAAGAAGGGCGCCCTGTATGGCCTGAATATAACGACCAAATGATGTCTGCTACCGTAGAATACGACGATTCACAGCCAATACAGATAGGTTTGGACTTTGGTTTGACGCCTGCAGCAGTAATTGGACAGCGTTTATCTAATGGTAGATGGGTTGTATTACATGAAATAGTCACAGAAGACATGGGGCTAGAGCGTTTTGGTCAGCAATTGCTTGCAGAATTGAACGCTAGATACCCAAAAGCACAAGTAATGATGTGGGGCGACCCTGCCGGTATGCAACGAGATGCCATTTATGAAGTTACAGCCTTTGATTATTTGCGTACACTAGGGCTAAGAGCGCAACCTACGCACTCAAATGACTTTAAAGTACGTCGTGAAGGCGCTGCTGCACCAATGCAACGACTAATTGATGGAAAACCGGGCTTGATTGTGGACACTTCATGCAAGATGTTGCGTAAATCACTAGCTGGTGGGTACCATTTCAAGCGTGTTTCTGTAGGCGCAGGGCAAGAACGGTTCCGTGATGCACCAAACAAGAACGAACACTCACACGTTGGCGACGCATTTGGCTATTTAATGCTAGGCGGTGGTGAGCATAAGCGTATGACCCGCAATCCACTAGCATCTAGTGGCCCTATATTTGCAAGAACAGTGATGAGTGACTTCGATGTATTTAAGTATTAAAGACCTAAACGATAATCTGCCAAAAGTCAAGGGAGTAATCTTCGTTCCGTTCTTAGTTGAGCATGCTATGGACATTTCTGAAGGAGAATTTGAAGGTTATTCTGCACAACGAATGGTTGGCGTCAGGCAATTGCTAGAACATCAAGCCCAATACGGCTTCGCCTTTACTTGTTTCTACTATGGTAAGCCAGTAGCATGCTTTGGTTGCGCTTTATTGTGGAAAGGCGTTGCTGAGATGTGGTCAGTCATTGGAGACGTAGCTCGAACTAGGCCAATAGCCATGACTAAGATAGGAATTGCAGTGGCAGATATGGCTGAGATATCTATGGGCTTGCATAGATTGCAAATAACTGTTAAAACGTCAGATGCTAGAGCTATTTCTTGGGGTAAAGCTATCGGGTTTATATCTGAAAGCACAATGAAGCAGTATAGCGAAGATAAATTAGACTATGACTTAATGGTTAGGAGATAAAAATGGGTGGAATTGTTGGTGGTGGTGGTGATGGTGGTGCAGGCGCAGCTTTAGCACAACAAAAAGCAGATACAGAGCGTTTGCGTAAAGAGGCTGAAGCTGAAAAGCGTGACCTAAATGAACAAATAGCATCTGGCCGTATGGCTCGTGCAAGAGGTGGTGCTCGTATGTTGTTGTCTGAAGAACGATTAAACCCTGAAGAAGGTTTAGGTTCATCAACTACATTAGGATAAGCCATGAAAGAGACCTCTAAGATGCAAAAGAAAGTGGCCAAAGTTATGCGCGAGTATAAGGCTGGCACACTTAAATCTAGTTCTGGCGACAAAGTAACTAGCCATGACCAAGCCGTAGCCATAGCAATGAGTGAAGCTGGAGTAAAACGCAAATGAACGTAGAGATAAGCATAGAGTTAGAAGCCGAAGACTTAAAGAAAGATAAACGTCTATCTAAGTATGTAATGCAGATGCTTGCAAAACAAAGCAAAGAGAAGAAGAAGTCTTTGATTGAGGATATGCCAGAAGACGAAGAAATGGATGACTAATGGCTATTCAAGTAGAACGTGAATCCATAACAACCAAGTCTAGGTTTGTATCGCCTACCTATACAGACAAGGATGGCCTACAGCAAACAGTTGGCTCTGATAGGTCATTGCCTGTAATTGATGTAAACCATCTTCGCTTACATGAAGCTAGGGCATATTACGTCTATAAGATGTACCCATACTCTGCTGGATTGGCGGCTGGCTCTAGTATAGACATTGCATTAGCATTTCCTGCTGGAACAACTCCACACCTTATCTTTCAATACGAAAGTGCTGGTGAATCTGAGTTCTATATGTACGAATCACCAACAACATCTGGTGGAACCGCATTAACTAAGCATCGTAGAAACAGGAATGTAGCTACAACCAGTGTGGCTGCGGCTGTTATTGCCCCAACTGTAACGTCAGTAGGCACAGAAATATACTCTGAGTTTATACCTACTAGTAACAAAGGTGGTGGTGGCGGTAGCTATAGCTTTGAGTTTGTATTGACGCCATTGACAACATACTTGTTTAGGCTAAGAAATGTAAATGCACAACCTCACCCTTGTAACTTGAGAATTGAGTGGTATGAATAATGAGAAAAGAGCATAAGAATCCAGCAGGTGGATTAACAGAAGCAGGGCGCAAATACTTTAAACGCACAGAAGGCGCTAATCTTAAGGCTCCTGTTAAGGAAGGAACAAACCCTAGACGCGTATCATTTGCCGCAAGGTTTGGTGGAATGAAGGGGCCACTTGTAGATGAGAATGGCAAGCCAACTAGATTGAAGTTAGCACTAAGGGCTTGGGGATTTGGTAGTAAAGAAGCTGCACGAAAATTTGCAAACGCACATAAAAAGAGTTAGGACATAACATGGCTGAAATGAGATTAAAACCGGAAGATATTTTAAAGCGTCACGAGATTGCTCTGACTAAGAAAGAGGAGTTCCGTAGTCTGTATGACGAGGCTTATGAGTTTGCATTGCCACAACGTAACTTATACGATGGCTTCTACGATGGCAAGGTAGGCGGTGCCAAGAAGATGAATCGTGTCTTTGACGCTACGGCTATTAACTCTACACAACGCTTTGCTAACCGCATGCAGTCTGGCATATTCCCACCGCAAACTAAGTGGTGTCGTCTTGAGGCTGGGACTGATATACCTGCTGACCGTAAGGCTGAAGCACAAGGCGCGCTAGACGTTTACACCGAGAAGATGTTTGCTACTATCAAGCAATCTAACTTTGACATTGCCGTTGGCGAATCATTGCTAGACCTTTGCGTTGGTACGTCAGTAATGATGGTGCAACCCGGTGACGATACTAGCCCAATCAACTTCATCCCAGTGCCACAGTTCCTAGTTGCATTTGAAGAAGGCGCTAATGGTCGTGTTGATAACGTGTACCGTCGTATGCGTTTAAAAGGCGAGGCTATATCACAGCAATGGAAAGACGCTAAGATTGAAGGCACATTAAAAAGCAAGATTGAGCAGAAGCCTACAGAAGACATTGAGTTAATCGAGGCCACAGTGTTTGATGCCAAACGCGGCGACTATTGCTACCATGTTATCCACAAGGAAAGCAAGTCAGAGATTGTTTACCGTCGCATGAAGTTTAGCCCTTGGGTTGTCAGTCGTTACATGAAAGTGGCTGGTGAAATCTATGGTCGTGGCCCATTAATCACAGCATTGCCAGACATCAAGACATTAAACAAAGTGCTAGAGTTAGTGCTTAAAAATGCTTCATTGGCTATTGCTGGTGTGTATACTGCTGCTGATGATGGTGTACTTAACCCTAATACTGTCACAATCGCTCCGGGTGTGATTATTCCTGTTGCCCGTAACGGTGGGCCACAAGGCGAGTCGTTGAAGCCTCTACCACGCGCTGGTGACTTCAATGTTTCCCAAATCGTGATGAATGACTTGCGTATGAACATTAAGTCTATCCTGCTAGATGAATCATTGCCACCAGATAACATGTCTGCTCGTTCTGCGACAGAAGTTATTGAGCGCATGAAACAGTTATCACAAAACTTAGGCTCTGCCTTTGGTCGCTTGATTAACGAGACTATGGTTCCACTTGTAGAGAAGATACTACAGATTATGGATGACCGTGGCATCATTGACTTGCCATTAAAAGTAAACGGACTTGAGATTAAGGTCACTCCTATCTCACCACTAGCCATGTCACAGAATATGGATGATGTGCAAAACATTATGCAATACTTGCAGATTACACAACAGGCTGGCCCAGAAGGTCAGTTTGCACTTAAGACTGATATGTTGCTAGATTTGATTGCAGATAAGATGGCTATACCACAATCAGTGCGTAATTCACCTGCCGAGCGTGATATGATGAAACAACAAGCTATGCAAATGGCTCAACAAGCTGCACAAGCTAATCCAGAAATGGCGGCTCAAGTTGCAGGCGAAGCTATGAAAGGTGCAATGTAATGGATGAGTATTTAGATACGCGTGAAAGCATGGGCAAAAGACAAGATGGCTCAGAGAAAGGCACTGGCTATCTTGGCCCAATGAAACGCGCTGAAGGTGGAATCTCTACGGAAATAAGTATAGGAACAAATATAAATGGGAAAGAAGTAGAAATCCCATTAATGGTTCCAACACTAGCTAAAAACGAGATAAAGTATTTGCTAGATACTCCAGTTGACAGCAAGTCCTTTATGTCTAATATGCCGCAAACAATTATACAAAAAGCAGTTGAGCATGCAAACATGAGAATGAAAATGGGTAAGTCACCATTTAAAATGCGCGACGAGGAGTTTGAATAATGGCAACACTTGATGGATGGGAAGGGCTTGAGTTTCAAGCAACGGACATTCGTGAGGTAGAGCAGGCTCGTGAAGACTTAGCTAAACTATGTCATCGCGTACTTGCATCTAACGAAGATGGAAAGAAATTAATGCAATGGTTACGCACTACAATATTAGAGCATCCTGTAGCCGTGCCGGGAGCTGACCCTAGCTTCGCATTTTATCGTGAAGGACAATGTAGCGTCATTAGGGATTTAGAAGCACGGATTAAACAAGCAAAGGAAATTAAATGACAGACGAAAATACCCAACCCCA